AGAGCACAGTGGCGATCGTCTCTGAGCATTACCAGAGTGCTGATCGAGTTATTACTAACATGCGGGACGGACAGCCTTCTACGACTGTCAAATACCCGCCCGCTGTGCAAAAGACGCAGACTGGATACCGTTCCGGTCCACTTTCTCAGGTGGAACGGAGGGCATTTGCTCGTATTCCCTCTAATGTCGCTAATGAGCGTAAGCTCATCTCGGCACTTGAGGCTGAGCAGATGACCTATGAACCTCGACCAGACAGAGCCTTCATGGTCCATGACCGTGATTATACTCTGACTGAGTCAGAATGTGGGGTCTTTGATATGGCCGCCACATTCCACAATGGGCGAACGATTTATCGTGAGTCCATGCGTGGGTCCATCGGTTTGGTTGGGACGTATAGTTTTCCTATGCGTCCTACCCCACAGCAGATCTCCGGTTATGCTGGAGCTCTGATGCGCCAATCTGCGCCTGCGAAGCCTGAGGTTAACCTGATGAGGGTTATTGGTGAGCTGAGAGATGCTCACCACCTCTTCAGAGCTGCTAACTACCGTCCTCGGAATGTCCGAGAAGTGGCTGGCAGCTACCTCAACTATGTGTTCGGTGTTAAGCCGACACAGAGTGACTTTCGTAGGGTTGCAGATGTAGTTCTTCATCTGGACCCCTACATCGGACGCTATGTGCGTTCGGAGAAAGTCAGACTTCGCAGGAGTCGGACACGGGAGCTGTTCCGTGACTCTAAGTCCGGAACACTCGTTGCCAAGAAATTTGGCAGCGCTTCCCCCTCGTATGCTGACTTCCCTCTTACGAGTGGAGTCAACTTGAGGGTCTCCAACACTATATTCTTTTCTGAGTATAGTTTTGGAGACGTGTGGAATCCCGACTTCTCATGGTCGTTGACAGCCGTACGGTCGGTCCGATCGTTCGCCACTTTCGAGTATTTCATACCCGAGCCTGACGGACTTGAGGGCCGACTACGCAGGTATAGGCAACTTGCGACGGCTGCTGTCGGTGGGGGTTTGGACGCCCCCACCGCTTACGACCTAACGCCGTGGACATGGGTCGTCGACTGGTTTGTTGATGTGGGTGGTTTACTCCACTATCAACAGCAAGTCGCCGATAACCAGATGATCACCACCCTTTCGGGGTCCTCGTATTATGAGGAGGTGAAAGCGATTGCCAGTTTTCATGGTATTCGCTATGCGCCTGGCACCAATGTAGGTGCGTGGCCTTCCGAGGCCACGCGTCAACCTGCAGCGGTGTCGACGTTTCATCAGGTGTTTCATCAACGGCGTAGTGGTTCTCCCTATGCTATTTCTCCTACCTGGGACCTGTCCACCCAGCAATGGGCTATAGCGGCTGCTATGGGTATTGCCCGTAGCAAGGGCGTTCCGATCATAGGATGACCGGGGCGTCGCCTTCCAGCACCGTGCTGGCAGGTCTCTCATCGTCGGGAGACGAAGAGAAAGGAGAAGAGCTGTGGCTCTTGCAGACCCTCAGAGTGTCACAATTAGTGGCACTGCTACTTCACTCGCTCGTACCGGATTGTCCCTTGATGAAGGGACGTTTTCCGATGCGACCGGCCAGGTTACGTTTACCGCCAAGCACAACGGCGGCAAGCGTACCCGTCATACGATTAAGCTCCAGAAGAGCCTGATCGTGGCCGACCCCCTCGTTCCCACGCAGAATCAGAATGTGAGCTACTCAGCTCACATGGTTCTCGACCTCCCCAAGAATGGGGTCGTCGTCGGAGATGTCGTTGCCCTTGGCAACGCTCTCGTCGCGTGGGCTACGTCCGGCAACCTGACTAAGATTGCCGGGGGCGAGTCCTGAGGACTGCTTGACCACGCTACGATCCAACGAACTCCTGATTGGAGCCGTCGGTGAAAAGCGTAGTCGAGCTCTGGGTCACCTGCCTGATTGAGGCAGGGGACCAGTTCCGCGTGCGCACCTCTAGAGACAGGGCTTATGCCCTATCTCGGGTTGAAGGTGAGGGGTTATCGTTTCTAACGATAACCCTTCCGTCCTTTGAGAAAGACCTCCTTGAGGCCGTATCTCTCGGGGCGATCGGGTCCAACCACTTCGCTGGATTTCGGCGACGTGGGGGTCTCCCGGCATTTCTGTCGGGTTTCCTTTCCCGTATCTTCAACCAGGATGGCACTCTTCAGTCTGAGGCTGATCCACTGCTCTTGCGGGCAGTGCGGCAGGTCTTGCTCCTTGTGAGCAAGATCGAACTCCGGACTAGTGATAGCCGGAGGTTTGCTGCTTTACGCAGCTACCGTCAGACTGATGAGTCGTTGAAGAGTGTATCACCCGTTGTTTTGGGTGATATCTCGGTTGCAGCTAGGAGGATATTATCCTCCTACTTCGCCGAGGTAGAGGACCGTCTCTGGTCAGGAGACTGGATCCCCAGGCACTCTTCCGGCGCAGTCGCTACCCGTGAGTCTTTCAACTCCAGGTATTCGATTGCGACGTGGACGGAGAGGCTTCAGAAGGTCTTCCCTTGGTGGGACGACCTTACTTTTAGCCTTCATGATCTTGTCGATTCTGCTGACTCGATCACCGTCCTGACTCCGGAGCAGGAGCCACCTGTTAGGGTGACTACTGTCCCGAAGACGATGAAGGGTCCACGAATCATCGCCATGGAACCTGCCTGGATGCAATTCGTCCAGCAGGGGATCTTCCATGTGATGACTGAAGTCATGGCCCGTCCTCGCCACTCGCGGTTGTTCTCGCTTGTGTCTTGGATGGACCAGGAGCCAAACCGTGCTTTAGCACGACTTGGTTCGGTCGATGGTAGCTATGCTACTCTCGACCTTTCCGAGGCTTCAGATCGTGTCTCCCTCGAGCTTGTCGAGGCGTTGCTGTCCTCTCATCCATTCCTATTGGAGTGTGTGAAGGCCAGTCGTTCCCAGCGGGCATTGCTGCCGTCTGGTGACGTAATTCGCCTTAACAAGTTCGCCAGCATGGGTTCAGCTTTATGCTTCCCTATCGAGTCGCTAGTTTTCCTAGTGCTCGAGTCGTTAGCATTTGCTGACTCTGCTGGTCTCGCGCCATCCGCCCTACGCCTCTCCGGTCTTCCGAAGATGCGTGTCTATGGTGACGACTTGATCGTCCCATCGGCAGTCGCGCGATTCTTGGTGAGCCGGCTTGAGTCTTCTGGACTCAAGGTGAATGCTCGTAAGAGCTTCACAACTGGTCTGTTCCGTGAATCTTGCGGAGCAGATTGGTTCCGGGGGGTCGACGTATCTGTTTTCAAGATGCGCGGCCCCTTGCCCTCCACCAAGCGTCAGGCGGATGCATTCGAGCGGGCAATCAGCTTCCACAACCACGCTTATAGCGCGGGGTGGTTTGCTGTAGCTAAGGATGTAGAGAGGCACCTGGATGGTGTCTACTATGTCCCTCGCGTGCCCTTCGGTGCACCCGTCCCCGGTCTGTGGACTTATGATCCACTCCAGACCCGAACTGATCGGTCTCTTCAGAGGCCGGCAGTGAAGGCCTTGAGGTTCCGGAAACGGAAGCCTCAGGATCTGCTCGCAGACTACGGTGCGCTTCGTAAGTTCTTCTTGCCACATCCTTTGGATCGTGACAAGAAGCACCTCGAGCGTGACGGACGTTCCCAGTGCGTCGGAATGAACACTGGGTGGACCGTGATCCCCTA